GGCACAATAATAATCTTACGACTATTATTGGTTATGATGGCAACTTCGCCCACTCCCTCGCGTCCGAAGAACGAGGATGGTGAACGAAGCGCCCCGCGACGTTGTCGCGCGTTCCGAGCTCGGACATCTAAGTATGTCCGCCGCGCTCTTGCTGACTGGGGGTATGTCTTTGGACATCCCGCCCCCAACTTCTCCCTATCTGGCGACTGCTTAGAACAGAGTCGTCAGGTAAAGAAGCTTCTAGGTTCCTGCCCGAGTAACGACCATAAGGAAGTTATGGCCTGGCAGTCCATCAAGAAAGGCCTTCCGGATTCATGCGGATGCATGACCGGCCCTTTGATGGAGAAGCTTGTGGAGGGGGTTCGTCGACCTAGACGTCAACTCCCCGTCGGTTACCTGCGATTTGTTGCCCAGCAAACGTCCCGCCTTTTTTCGAAAGGGTGGGATCTGGGCTACGAGGAGCAGGTTCTCCTCACATCTCCGCCGCTTAGTGCGACGACCGATTCGACTCGCTCCGAGGGAGGCGCGTTGGGTACCGGGATTGATCACAGTGATTTCCTTACGGAAGCTCTCAGTGGTCCTTCTCGGCCCGACCGCCCGGCCCCGGAAGCCGAATTGATCGTCGTCCAGTCTGCTGGGAAACCTCGTCCTCTGACGAAGTTCTCATCTGACGAGCTTCTCCTCCGACCGCTTCACAAGACAATTTACAATCACCTCTCGAGGTGCAAGTGGTTGTCCCGAGGCGATGTATCGGATGAGAAGCTTGCGAAAGCGGGGTTCCACCAAGGGAAGGGTATTCTCACATCAGGCGACTACGCTTCGGCCACCGACAATTTGTCGATCGAAGTCGCAGAGGTGATCTTGAGTACTATCCTTGCCTCTTCCACTGTTCTTCCTGCCTCCGTCACTGAGAGGGCAATGCAGATTCTCCGGCCGATCCTCTATTGGGTCGACGGTCCGTCAAGTTGCCCTCTTTCGTCGAAGAAGTATGTAGGTCGTCCTTCCATCGGACAGATGATGGGCTCTTACCTCTCTTTTCCTCTGCTTTGCCTGCAGAATCGTATTGCGTACTTGTACGCGATGCGGTGCTCAGGGCTCAGCTGGAAAGAGACGGTATCGGCCCCCTGTCTGATAAACGGGGACGACATATTGTTCCAATCCTCCCACGAGGTCTCGGAACGATGGATGTCGACAGTTGGTGGGCTCGGTTTAGAAGTCGAGCGTACAAAGACGAGTGTGGACGGTGAGTACGGTTCTTTGAACAGTACTCTGTTACGTTTTGTAGGTGGCTACCTTCGGGTCGTGCCTACATTGCGTTTCGGCCGTCTACGGTCGTCTGAGTTCGTGAACTCGCTTGGCAGGGAGTTTTCCTTGTTTCTCGCAGGTGTTTCCAGTAACCAGCGTTTCCGCGCCGGGTTGGTCTGGTTCCGCTCAAAACTTCGCTCTTTGCGGTCAACTAGATTGACTCTTCATGAGCTCGGTTTTCGGGGGACACTTGCTTGGAGACTCGGAGGACTCTTCAAGTTGGCTCTTTTCGATCCTGAGCCTGTTCTGGTTCCGTCTCCGCCCGTTGGGCATGGGATTACTCTCTCTTCTGAGGAGTTTTCCCGATTGCCGGAGGAGGAGACGACAGCAGAGATCCGCCAGATGGCGGCGAGGGAGACGGCAGCGTGGAAGTTCACTGTGGACTTCTCCTGCTGTCGCGTTAAGGCAGCACTACGGTACTGTCTTGCCCTTTCCTCCATTAGGAGGGTTGAACCTGTTTGTGGACCGGTTCGCTCCGTGACTTTCCGTGGCTCCCAGTTTTCTGGGGCTAGGTTAAATGATGTGAATCGGCGTCGAAGGTTAGAGAGAGAAGCCTTCGAGCAACCGCGAGAAGTTGGTGTGCGGTCTGTTGCGATTCCCGATCGCTTACTGTTCGATCAGGACAGTTTGCTTCGAGAATCGGAACCCCCTCCAGCGTACGGGTGTGGTTGGTCTGAGTGCCAAACCGCACGGAACGTCGTCGGGCCCGCTATGGACGATAAGAAATAGTGGGTGCTAGACCCGAG